TAAGCCGCTCTTGGCTGTCCTAGTTTCGATCTGGCGGAGTGTCCCTGATACATCGAGACCTGTACGCGCTTTAACCTCACAGTCGAACGGGACATTGAGGATATCGCGGCCATTACCTCGACCAACTGAAGCGCCTTCCCAAGTGCGCCTCAGAAACTCTGCTACTACTCGCTCGGTTCTAAAACCCCGATGCTTACGGCTTTGAGACATTAACCGCGTGGCATTTCTTGCATGACCAGGTGATGGCTTGGCCTTGAATCCAGAATGCTAACTCTTCTCTAGGTACTGGTTCATTGCATAGATGGCAGATAATTCTTACCTGTAAAGCCGCAATAAGTTCTTGCTGCTTTGCTCTCTCAGCTAAGACATCATCAGGTGGGAAGTTCTCCCATTCACCATCTTGGTTCATAAATTGTAGGCTGCTCATTAACCTCTCGCCTTCTGCTTAACCCATTTACCGTCTTTGTTGATTTCCAACCAAACAGGTTCACACTTTTCTAAGAATCCGCCTGCTGGGTTTTGACATCTAAACTGCGCCCAAGGCTTGTTATTCTTCTTGGAAACGCCTTCGCTAAAAGCCATTACCCCATGTTGGCAGGTTGGAATATCATCATCGATCTTTGATCCGCCAAGAGTTTCCTGAACTAAAGCAACTGCTTCAGCAGCGGTTGGCGTAGGTGCAACTGCCTTTACTGACCAAGGATCATCCTCGACCGGCATTGTTATTTTATCTGCTAACTTTTCAGCAAACGGCTTTGGTTGTCCCTGATTGACTTTTGCCATTTCTTCACGACTAGGGCGTTTGCCTTTCGAAGCATAATTTGCGTTAGCCAATGCACGACCAATCGCACTCGTCTCGCAATTCTCAAGCGCCGAAGTAGAATTAACTCCTCGCGTTGATACGGTTTCCTCTGCATAGCCAGTTGTCCAAGGCTGTGCATCCACTTCAGTTCGATAGATAGCAGCCTGAACAATAAAGCGCTGCAAGGTATGCTCAACGAGCGTAGTATAAATTCGACCATCTGGATGTTCCTTCCAAAACTTCGCTAGGCGTTCTTCTACTGTTTCGTAATCTTCAAGATTAAACATAGAGTTGATTCTCCTCTAATTTAAGTTGACCAGAGATCGCCATGTAAGCCGCGCCATCGATGTAGTTATCGACTTTTCCAGTTTCCATTGATCTTGCGACTTTGACCAACGCCAGACACATTGCAACTTGGTGAGGCTCAACTGGCATTTCAAGGTATGCAGCCCATAGGGATGCGGTTCGGGACATATTGTCCGATGGATGGCCGTAGTCAAGACCACGATCCTGGATGATGGCTCTAGCTTCTGTAAGGTAATCATTTGCTTTCATACTCTTACCTTATCTTGCTGATCGTAAAACTTGCGCATTGCCCGGCGGCCTTCTTTGTAACCAGCATCAACGCCCATTGAGTAAAAGAAAACAATCGTTAATCCCCATAAAGTAAGGATCATTCCGATTTCATAGATGTTCATATTGCTCCCGATCCGCCAGAGTTTCTGGCTTCTTGGAATAAGTGTTACATGCCTAGCCGACAGAACCGCGATCATTTAGATAACGAAACGGTAACAATTCTTGGTCATCAACATGGTCATCGATTGTCCGATTTATATCTGGCCAATCATCTAGCCCTGCCATAGCGCCTTCCATGAACCTGAAATGTCCCATCCTTTTCAATGTAAATAAGGTCAACTTGAACATTCTTGCCATTCTCGGTAACTATCGCGAAGGCCTGCTGCCAATTAGGCGTAGAAACGTATTTGGCGGCTTTTAGATCCATTGCATGTCCTACTTCAACTCCATGCAGAACACGCCTTAAAACGCCATTAGAAGCCTCAGAAGAGGCACTTCTGCCCGCTCTATGCGTGTGTCCCATAATCACGCTCTGACCATGCCGTTTAGCCTGATTCAGCGCCGATAGTCCAGGATTAGGATTAAGGCTGCCAAGATCCCCATGTATGGCAATCCAGCCTTTAGCGATAGGCATTGGCGTAGTCCAGAACTTGACTCCCATTTCATCAAGTTTTAGGAACTTCTCAAACTTTAATTCTGGCAAGGATAGAAACGCTGGAATCTTCTTCATAATCACTTTGTAAAGTCGATCCGTATGATTAGAACGCACCATATGGGCTTCTTTAGAATACTCAAATAGCGACCAAAGAACATCGACAGTTCGATCGCGATCCTCAGCTAGTGTCTGTTCGTACCAGCCCGGTGTATTTTCTGTCCATCGGCTGATTTGTGGCAAGTCGATTTCATCTCCGATAGTAAGAACAGCATCGGGCCGAAACGCTTTAATAAATAAACTGAGGTTGCGTACAACATGTGAATCTTCGTAGGGACATTGCAAGTCTGGAATGACTACGGTTCGCTTCATTAATCCTCATCGTCATCATCGTCATAGGGGATGCGGTCGGGTGATAGTGGCAGCCAGTTAGGAGTTGGCAAAATAGTTGCAGGGTAAGTTAAAGGTTCTAGAAGTATCGCTAGCGATAACTCAACGGTAAAGCCTGCTCTGCGAAGAGATTTGTAATACTCGTTAAGCCCGATGCAATACTGATCCAACATAGAGTAAGCCTCTAGGTCGATAGCCTTCTTTCGCGCCATGGCTTTATTGTGACTTATCGCAAAGGATTTCGTAGATTTTATCAACGCGTGTCTCTAAACGAGTTACGGCATCTTTCATCGATGAACCGCTATTCGGCTTCAACTCCGCTAAATAGTGTTTTATCATAAAGTTGAGCATGGCAGTAACACCACCCAGAACCGTCACGATCGCTACTGCAAGTGCAGCATAATCCTGCGTTGTCATTTTTTAGGCGTGGCATAACCAAAGATGCCTGCAACTATTGAACCAAGAATCGCCCGGTAATCGAGTGCGAAGTTAGAAGTTGTACCCCAAACCGCTAAGAATGCTCCGATAGATACGATTGCTGGATGCTTCATATTCATTTGCTTGCTCCTAGTAGTGGGATTTGAAAGAACGAACCATCTTGATCGCCCTTGATACTGAAAGATATATGGCAATGATGGCGGTGCTTATTGATGCCTGTATAAGTTCTCCAACGCCACGCACTTTTGGCTGAGGCAATCTTGCCATCGAAGATGATGTACGAGATGCGTTTATCAGACTTTGCCAACTGACGAAGTTGATCCGCCACATCGGGCATGATGTCAGGCTTCGGCTTTCCTGATAAATCGCGGTCAATGTCAATGGCACGAACCCAGCCTTGCTCATCTGGATTATGGTCAGACTTACGAGCTGAGTGCCGACTATCACCGATCCAGCCATCCGAGGTGCGGTCACGATCGCTGAAACAATCATCGAACTGTTCGCGAAGTTGTTGACCTGCCTTGCATAATTTAGGTTTCATCCAAGTAATAGAGCGGCTTCTTCGGCTGTGATGCCTAGACGATCTAAAATTGCAGCCTTATCGATTTTGGCTTGAGCGGTGGCTTTGGCTTCATCGCCTTTGATTTTTACAATCTCTGCGTCTACCTGTGCTTTGGTAGGTGCTTTGCCTTCTAATACATGCCATTCAATAGTTGAGTAATCATCATTTTTTACAGTAAATTGACTATTTGGCGCTAAATTATTAATAGCCTGCATAAGAGATATGTCCATTTTATGCTCCAATTTCTATAGCGGTAATAGTGCTGACATTTGAACCAATAGAAGTATAAAGAAAACCGTTTGCATTATCGACTTTCTGTTGAAGTTTGTATGTTGTTGCGCTAGTTGTTGCAGGAGAGTCTAAATAACTGTAATTAAACGCGTTAGCCATTGCGCCATTATTTGCGTTGATGTTTTGTTGCATAACTCCATTTAGCGTAACGATGTTAGTAGAGGCACGGACTAACTGAAAGCCACCATTTACTGCTGATGCGCTAGCGCTGTTTGCAATATAAGCAGGGTTTGCAATTAAAATCAGTATTTTAGAAGTGGCTGATGTCGGAGTAATAGTTACTGATAATCCTGTGTCTACATAAGAAGTTGATTGTGTGCCGGTTTGTGTCGAATAAGTTGCCTGCACTAACTGAAGCAGTTTTCCACCGCCTGCTGGAGCAGCCCATTTAATACCAGTTGCGGCTGTTGAATCAGCAGTTAAAACATGACCATTTGTTCCGACCGCCAAGCGCGCTGGAGTATCAGCAGCAGTAGCAGCAATTAGATCGCCCTTAGCATCAACGATCGCGTTCTGAATAGCATTTGAATCGTCTTGGGCTACCCAAGAGAAGTCGAGATCTGTTCCTGAAGCCTTGGCTAGAACCTGACCAGTTGTGCCACCTTTTAGATCCACTAGAGCAGTATCAATATCTTGACCAAGTGCCGCAATGGCGGTGGCGCCATCTTTTACTAAGTCGGTCGATTGGGGAATGTCCCAGCCGAAGTTGGTTGTTGTTGTTGCCATTAGGCTACGACTCCTATCGCGTTGATCCATGTAAGGGTAGGACTTAGGGTGTTCCAAGTCTCTGCTGCGTTTACCTGCTCCCATTTTACCGTAACTTGGGAGAAGTTTATTGGAGAAGCGTTGAAAGTAACGCTCAGGTTGTTTAGGCTTGCTCGGAATGTCCAGCCTTCGATATAACCTTGGAATGATCCATCGGTGATATTGCCGGGCAGGTTCTGAATCCAGACAGGCTGACCGATAAAGATATTAATTAAAGCATCTCGATCAAAATCATCAATTTCAGGATTGCCCAAAACGAAAGTAATACTCTCGAATTTAGGGTAAGGATAGGCTCGAAGCTCGATGTAACGATCTGCCAATGCTTCGGCATCTGCTACTTGCCTAATACGAGAAGTGTATTCTTCGCCGTAAACTCCATAAATTGATTGGCTGGTTAAATCTTGAGCGGTATAAGTATGCCCAGCGTTCTGACCAGAATTAATAATAAATTTATTTCTTAAATCTCCAGCGCGAGTAGTTGCAGCTAATCCTATTCCATTGGCATGATTAGCATCCAAAGTTGTATAACCATTAGCGGCTAAGTAATCCTGGCGATGAGTCTGGTCTGCATAACTGATATTGCCATTCGCATCTTCATATAGAACACCAAAAGCCGAATTAGCAATATCGGTGCAGAGTGAATAAAGATCTATATTATTAGAAGGCCGCGAAATCATGTCGTAATTGCCAGGCCGATCGATTTCACCAAGCCCGATATTTACGGCATTAGCCCAAGTCTCGGTCGGGTCATAATTTGCCCAAGTCTGAGCCGCTGAAACTTCATTCCATTGGCCTAAAAGATAACCTGATAAAAGGCTATAAATCTGGTCTCCATCTTGATCTTGAGATAATTGACCAGGATCAATAATTCGAGGTAATTTAGATAAGGCTCCCAAAGCGGTAATAGTGGCAACTGTTGTATAACCGATACTGCCTGCTCGATTAACTCCAATAGTAAAATCTGAGATGTAACCGCCAAAGATTGGAACATAAACGCCGACCGAATTAGTGACTTCTACTCCCAGCCCGGTTCCTACTGTAAAGTCATAACTTGAGTTATCCAAGTTCATTAATTGCAACTGGCAATAGCCTGCAAGTGGTTGAGTATTTATATCTGTTCGGCCAGAAGTTATGACTAAATTGGCAATAGTTACATCTGTTGCTTCAAGGCCATTAATTATGACTTTATAGGCTGGGGTATAGGCGGTCATTAAAAGAATGCCGCGCTTCCGAGGGTTCCTCGAGCTGAGGAGTCATTGAGAATGCTGACAATCTGGCGAGCGGTTGACTCGCTATCGATTGCGCCATTAACGGTGATGTTGGTGTTTCCACCGCTTACATAGCGATAGGCGGCAATAGGTTCATTAGGCATTACTGGAGCAGGAGCAGCCATTGGAGCCGCTGGAGAAGATGCCCCAGTTTCGAATGATGCGTTATTGAATGGATTAAGGGCAGAGCCGATTTGCTTAGATATCTCAATTACTCGCTTGATCTTGTTGTAAAGATCATCGAAGAATGAAACTACCCGAGCCAAGCCATCAATTAAGCCGCCTATTGCTGCGCCTACGATTTCAAATGCTTTACCTAAAGTCTTGCCTAGAATTGGCGCTAATACATCGCGAGAGAACTCAGCAACATTCTTGAATAGGTTTATCAGCGGCTTTAATTCTTCGCTGTTATCGTTAATTGAATTCTTTACTGAATTAAACGCTGATCGAAGGCCGTTGATAATTGGGTTCAGGAACTCCATGACCGGGCGAAGCTTGTCCCCTAGGTTGCTCGTAAAGTCTGCAATCGCTGGAATAACCTTATTAACTATTACATCCACCATTGGAGTTATGGCATCGAGGATGTAAGAGCCTACGGTTTCCTTGCCTTCATCGAAGGCGATCTGGAGCCGAGTTAATTTACCTTGAAATGTATCTGCCTTAGCCGATGCCTGATTCTCGAAAGTATCTGCTAGTTTGGCGGTAATCTGATCCATGCTCATGGTCTTGAGTTGAGCGGATGTAAGTCCAATGCCTAATTTACCAAGCGCGGCAGTATTGCCTTCGGCTGCCTTTGCCATTGCGTTAGTAACGGCCTCAAGTGATTTACCACTACCAGCAGCGACATCGATTGCAACTGTTTGTAACTTCTGAGCCTTTTCAACATCTCCAGTTGCCCGGGCTAGTCGTTCTAGCGATGGGCGGAGATCTTCATCTGTAACTCCGAAGGCCAGAGAAGTTGCTGTTATGTAATCTTCGGTAGCCGCAATCTGTTTATCAGTTGCGCCAGTTACATTCTTGAGAGTAAGGGCTAATTTTTCTTGAGCGGCTGCATCTGCGATGGCTGACTTAACGCCATCGATGGCCAACTTTCCTGCATAGGCTACGGCTGCTGCGCCTGCTGCTGCGAATGCTAATCCAGCCTTCTTTCCGAAGTCTGAAACTTTATCGCCGAAGGTGGCAACATCTTTATCTGCTTTATCAAGGTTCTTAGTGAAGTTATCGACATCAGCAAGAAGCTTGAGCGTTAACGCCCTTGTACCTGTTGCCATTAGCCCCACTCCTTCAAAATCTTAGTAAATGATTCTGTCCATCTAGCCACGATTTGCGGTTGAATCTTGCGAAGCGTTGGATAGAT